AATGCTTCCAATTGATCGGGAACTCCATCTTTATCGGCGTTCAAATCTTCTTGGAATTTGTATGTATCCAACACCTTCAATTCCATCTCTCTGTCCTTGCGGAGTTGTTCACCGATAATAATCTTATCGATTTCGTGTTTCTGCTGATCCTCTCTGGATTCAATCTGCATCTGCACCATTTTCTCTTGCGATTCCATTTGGGATTTTTGCATATCTTCTTGACGCTTCTGCTGTTTTTCTTCGAGGAGCAACAGTTTTCTGTGAATGGTATCCGGAGTTTCACCTTCCGTGATCATTTTGATCAACTCACTTACTGTTGAAGCTCCCTGTCCAGCGTTTTGAGCTATTGCAAATACCGATTGAACCATCATCTGTCTGTACTCTTGTTCACTCGAACCGGTTTTGACAAACAATCCAACACCTTCGTGATCCAATATTTCCGGAGTTACCGCAAACAATTCTTGTGTTCCATCCGGCATTATATAAGACAAGAAATACTCTTTGCTGTTGTCTTCTGAAATCTTTTGTCTGTAGTAATGTCTGAAGTTATTCAAGAACGAATTGAGTACATGTGCCCACACTTCTTCGTGTTGGTCAAAGAAATACTCCGTAATAGCATAGGAAGCAGCAGCATTTCTTTCGTTGTCCGTTGCAGTCAACTGTTGGTTGGCTTGTGCTTCCCTCTGTGGAGAAAGACCCATAGCCAATGAAATCTCGGTGTTTACATAGTCCAACAACCGTTTGAGAGCAAAAAGTTGATCTGCACTTCCCAAGAAATAACCATTGCTGCCCGGAGAACGAGTAGAAGGGGGAAGACCACCAAAACTGTTCTGTGAGCCAGAGAAGAAGTTATAGCCCTCTTTCTTGAGATATGTCAACCACACCGAAAACTTATCCCTGATCTGGTTTCCCTCAAAGTCTTGACCCAATCCATCCGGAATCTGATCCACGTCCACATCCTGTACAAAACCTTTGTACTTGGCCAATTCACGGTTGATCACATGGTTGATATAGAACGCTTGGAACTGGTAAGGGATAGCCCTTTCAACAAGAGAAACGCTTTCAGAGTTACGGTCACTGAATACTCTTCCCTTGTATGACAATTCAAACTTTCCATAAGGATCGTTCACATCCACTGTTTGATTGGGAACTTCTCTACAATTCACATACACATCACCCATCAATCGAGTAAGTTCATACTTCCACGGAATCCACAACCGTTCAAGGATATAGGACATTTCGCCTTCCGTCCATTCCCATATTTCAATTTCTTCCCCGTGCTTGATAGCCGTTGATTTCTTTGCTTCTTTGGGAGTTTTGAAATCCTCGGACAACACCTCGGTAATTGTTTTGCCGTATTCATCGATGTAGTTGAGGAAGTACACCTCTCGGAATGCCTTGAACTCAATATGCGTACACCAGATCAACGAACGGTATCTATCTCTGATAGTACCTGCTTGGGTCATGTGTGTACCTACAAACTTGGATGCGTTTGCTTCCCCCGGCCAATTCTCCCTGTACAACAATTCATCCCAGTCCGATCTGACCGGTACTGCATTTCCTCCACGAACATCAAAACGAGGGTCTGCAATAGTAGGTCCGTTTGCATAAAGACCAAGACGCTGCATCTCTTCGTCTGTAAGTTTATCACCATACTCGGTGATCACATCCACAGCCGTAATAGACCGAGTAGTATATACATAGTCACCTTTCTGAATCCATTTCTCGTTGGGACTTTTGTGAAAACCCGTGAACAAGGGGTTGCAAACTTCGATCACCGGCTTATCGCCCCTCCATCCCACATACAGAATACAACGGTCGGCAATAACTATGTCGTCCATCGTTTCTACCTTCTTGTCTTTGATATCCATTGTCAATTCAGCCCATTTGAGTACACGCTCATAAAACCGTTCCCAAGCAGTTCTGAAATTGCTGATACCAAATCCTTCCGGTAAATTCTGTTGCAGAAATTCTTGTTTTGCTTGTTCTTGTTGTTCCGGTGGCATCTTGGCTATATCGATCATTTGAGCCATTTGTTCCATCACTTTCTTTTGAACAAAGGCTTTGTACTCTTCCGTTTTGTTTTTGATTTCATCGGAAGTAATGGAAACCACATGGTGGCGGGGACGGCGTTTGATAGCACCATCCCGGAAGATATTGACCTTGTTGTGGATCATGTTGAAGGGAAGGATCTCTTCCTCGATTGCAACAGAATCCAATTCACCAAGAGGATCACAGAAGCGTTTGAACTCTTCCTTGAATCCGTTGATGTTGTTGTTCACCAGATCATAGCAGCGTTTGAGTTTTTCGTACTCACGAATGATAAACGTAAGAGTGGGAACAGTATATCTTACATACCGCTTGAACCACTCAGAGTTATTATCGTATTTTTCCTTTTCCGAAACCTTGAGGCTTAACGCTGTAACCGGACGGGTGTCCGTGTTGTTTGAAAATCCTACCATTATTTGATAAAAAAGTTAGAGGGTTTTTGTTGTTTATTTCTTTCTGTACAATGACTTCTTGTTCCTTCAATGCCAACGGTAATCCCATCAATGCTGAAACACCGTCATAGTTTTCATCATCGTTGATGTCAAACATTGCTATCTGTCTGACCGTATAAAGACACGGAAGCCGCTCTATGTTCCTTTTCTTTCCATCCGGCAATTCTGTTTCTTCCAACAACCAATCGTTCAAATACTGAACCAAATTGATTTTGGCCATTTTATTGCCCACAAGATAACCGTGTTCAGAAGTCTTTGCTTCATAAATCCTTGATCCTTTGATCGATGTAGGTCTTATGGACAATACATATTGCTTGTTCTTCTTTATAAACCAGTGTCTTACGTTCTCACCTCTGTTTGCTTCATACCACAACCCACCCATCGGATTGCCGTAGTATTGGACTAGTTTTTCCAAGTTCTCGTTGTACTTATCCAATGTTTCTGGTTTACCGATATAACTAGCCATCAATGTATTTCCCGGATGTCCTTCCGGTAAATACTTGGGATTGGCAAATACATAAGTAGCTCCCAACGATTCACCACCGGTACTGGATACGTACGGGTCATGTACAATATAGTACAAGTCTTTCTTCTTCATGTCGAAAAATTCCGGCTCCTTGTATATTACCACACACCCTTCTCTCTTGTCCAATTTGTCTGCCCCATCCACAAATGGAGAAATGATCGGAGTAAGGTTAAAATCAAAGTCTGCTCTTACACCCCTCGGTGCTGCTTGATCCCACACCAGTTTAACCGGTTTGCCCAAATCTCTCCACGCATTCTTCTTCAACAATTCTTTTTCCCTAGCCCTTGCTTCTTCCCTCGGTAGAAAGTTACCACCAGAAGTAATCCACATGTGGCTGATCAACAATGGTGAGTGCATACAAGCTGCTCTATATCCCACCGGGTTGTCTTTGAGTTTATCCAGTTTATCCCACGCCGTTTTCTTTGCTGCTTCTATATCTGTGTTTCCATCTTTGTCTTTAAACGACATATCGATCATATATGCCGGTAAAAACAATCCAGTTCTACCCATCTGACCCGTATTCTCCAATACATCCGCATAAGACACTAGGTCATAGTCACTTGGATGCAAGAATATCTGTTTGGCACCTTCTACCTTTTCAATGTCACCGGATGTACCAAGACCTACCAGAGTACCTGTTTTTCTAGCACCACGCTTGACCGTAAATTCATTGGAAGACCAAGCAACGGGAGCATCTTCCAACAAACCAATTTCTTCAATGATGTTGTAGTTGTAACGACCAGAAGCAGCGGCTTCAGCATCATCTTTGTAGTTCACGTGTTTGGCAAAAGAACCAGATCCAATGTTTACGTCAATACCATTGGAACCTTTGACCAACACCTGTTCCCTCCACGGGGATTTAGCGTTGTTCGGTTTTGTTTCCCCGGCCATATTCCTAAAAAATGGACACGGTTCATAGTCTTCATCTCCCACTTTTCCCCATACTCCCAGTTCAGAATTGATGGCAAACTGTCGCATCTGTTCTTCCATGTACTTAAAGAATTGCGAAGACTTACCAGTATTCGATGCACCAATACATATCCCCGCTTCTTCTTGGTTCTGGTTCCTTTTCTTCATCAGATACTCATCGTAGTTTGTTTCACCACAAAAGAGTATATCGTGTAAAGCAAACGCAGACACCGTATAAGTCTTACCAGATGAACGCGCTCCAAACAACATAGCATTCTTGGGTGCATTGAGATACAATGCTTTACCCATACTTCTATCGTGTAACCGCCTACAATACTCCAACGGATCTTCCCAACGCTTGAGTTCCCCGTTCAACTTGATACAGGAAGTATGCAATTTATCTTTTGGTATTTCTCCCTTCCACGCCCTCTGTAAATCCAAATGGCAGTTGGTATCATCATCTTCCTCAAATCCACTGAATCCTTTGGCTACAAGGAACATATAGGCTATTTCCCAGTCCACATCCCTCAACATCGGTTTAGCCTTTGTAGATACCTTTTCCCCATCGTCCCTGACCATTATCCAGAAGTTGATATAGAAGAATAGCTTGGGCGGCATAAACCTCCAATAACCAAAGTCATTGTTCCAAAATCCTTCTATACACCACCTCGAATACTGCTGCCACAAGTTGATGTACTTGGGTGATGATGGATGCAGCCTCGGAAGTTCTTTTATCTTCCAGTTGTCCGCATTCTCAATGCGAACCCACATCTTTTTTTCAAGATCTGTAACCGACCACTTGTGTTCCATCACAGAACAGCTTTTTCTGAAACAGTCATTTTCCTCTGTCCTTTTCCAACCAGTTTGTTCTCCTCTTGCAACATTTCATCCCTCGCCGATTTATAGGCATCCCACAACTTCTTGGTGTTGCTCAACATCCTGTCAAGAGCATCTCCGTTATCCAAGTCATACGGTTGACAAGCAAGGAATTTATCCCGTTCAACCAACTTGTCCCTCCAACCCTTAAAGTTCCTTTCTACATCCGTCAAACACTTCTCTGTCCACGCTTCCATACACACCTTTATATCCTTGTCCTCCCAGTCAATAGGATAAAACCCATCCTTGATTTGTTCTTTCCTATCCTCCGGGGGTAAGTTGTACAACGGATTCTTGGAAGGATGTGGGTCTTGATATAAAAAAATACACCACATCTCCTTAGAGGAATTTGTGGCGTTCTTGGATTTATCGCGTTTGAACAATCGAGAAAACGGTTCCAGTATCTTCATGTGAGGATTCTGATCCCAAAAGTTGTTCTCAATATCAAATATCTTGGATACGTTGATCATGGATTCACAATAAGCAACTTGGTCATACCGGTCGGCCTACAATCCAAATGGTTCCAAGTTTTGGTAAATTCTACACTTTCAACCGTTGTAAGCCCTTTGTCCATTAGTCGTTTCTCATGGTTGAAAATAATTCTGTTGACTTCTACCGGATCCATCTGTGAACGATTTGCACCGTTCATAATAAACACCTGTACATCAACCGCTCTACCAAATTTGTGTTGAGAAAGCTTGGCTCCCAACTCTTCATTCGGCATCCGATAACCAGACTTGGTTCTGCTCCCACCATTGTACCAAGTGTTTACATTAACTGTTATTCTTCCGGGATACAACTCTTCCAGTATATCCCTCAATTCTTGAAGGAATGATATAGTTCTAGGATCAATGAACCA